ATTGGTCTTTGTTTCTACTTGGCCAATCTGTCCAGTTAAGCCATCTATAGTACTCGTATGTTCACTAATTACACTATTTATAGAGTTTACATTTGCCACAGTAGAATTATAAGCATCCTTTAACTGTGTAGTTACTCCATCCTTAACTATTGTGGTGTTAGATATTAGGCTATCTATCTTACCTTGCTGAACATTTATAGCAGTAGTATTACTTTCTGTAATAGTTTTTACACCGTGAATAGATGCATCTATATCTTCTGGGTCAGGTGTCCAATCCGTAGGTTTATTACCTTTTTCAAGTTTATCCCAATCTATTAATATCTCTGTCCCAATTTCTAACTTAGGTAGATAACCTCTAATTGTTACAGATTGGGGTTCAGTGACTGTGAATGTTACGGAATATTTTGAAAACCCTTCCCTATACTCATTGTTATGACTAGAAATATCTGTAACCCCACTAAACCCCCGCCATTCAACTTGTTTGGGTAGTTTTGCAAAAATAGTGTAAGTATATTCTCCAACTTCTTTTATCTCTACTATTTTTTCAAATCTATTTGCATCATGTGTTGAAGTAATTACTTTTTTACTTATAGAATTTTCTACGACATGAGCACCATATACATTTGAAAATCCATGAGGAACTAGATTAGGATTATCAAAATGAGAGTCCATTAATAAGTTCCTACCACCTACCTCAATTTCATCAACAGTAGTACTAAGTGTATTAAAGGCTATATCCAATGTTTGATTATTTTTATCTAACAGTACCTTTGAAGACTTTAAAGTATGGGTATTAGTATCTTTATTAAATTCTTCTATGAAACTATTATAATCTATCTGCTTACCACCTACAGAATTCTCAGAAATCATATTACCTTTTATAAGGTCATCACCTATAGCATTTTCCTTAATTCCTGTGTGGTCTATAAGAGTGGTAGTTCCATCTTCTCCTCTTAAAATAAAATTAAAATCACCTTTGATATCCTGTCCCATTTGTATTCTAACTCTATTATTCTTATCCTTAAATTGTTGGGTAGCACCTATTATTTCAATTCCACCATTATCAGATTTTATCTTGAACTTATTAGTAGATATATCTCCGGAATTAATTTTACTAACATCTAGATTCTCAATCATGGCGTTTTTGATGAAGCCATTGTCTACAGTGACTTTATCGGAGGTAAGGATTAAAGACTGGATATTGTTAGATGTAAGGTTTCCATTTACAAGAGTTTGTATATCTCCTACGCTACTTTCTAATATCTCTATTCTTCCTACACCAGCATTAAGTTCTGTTATATCTGCTTTATCAGCCTGTAACTTTACTATATTAGCATTAGCTGCATCTAGTTGTGTTATTGTAGCACTTGTAGCCTCAAGATCACCAACTCTAATTTCAACTGCATTAAGGTTCTGTATGTCCGCCTTATTAATTGTAATTTTTTCTACTGTACCCTTTATAGCTCCTTCAGATATAGTTCCGTTACTGCTAGTAATATTGTTTACAGTTTTAGAAGTATCTTCATATTCCTTTTGCATATCCTCAAATGTCAATATAGTGTTTGCTATCTCACATGTATTTTTATCAGGTTCATCCGGATATTCTACCATTTTAACTATTCTTTGCTTTTCTTTAATACCTTCTTCTTTAGATATAAGAGTAATTATGTCTCCAAGACCATATGATAAAATGCTATACTTATCATTAATGCTTGCGAGATCTACTATATCAGCTCCATAACTTTTATAAGGTTTACTTAACTCTTCTAACTTTGCAATCGCATCTTCTCTAAGTGAATTTTCATCTGTATATTTTTCAGCCTTCCATATAATAGTTTTCTTTTTTGAAGAATATTGATAATTTTCTACTGTAACTTTTAAGTCGTTTTCTCCTATGGCAATAAGTCTTGTACAAAAATCATAAGAATTACTTTTTACATCTAAATCTCTTAAATTTAGAGAGTCTATAAAATAGACTCCCTTGTCATTTCCAAGCTTTTTGGCTATATTTATCCTTTTATTAAGTGTATCAAACTCCATTTCTACAAAATAGGTTTTCTTAATATCTTGGATTATATCCCACGTACTACAATTAATTTTTCTTATGGTTCTCTTTTTAGTCTCATTGCAATATCCTATTATCCAACCTGTTCCAGCTAGTGCAAGTGTCAAACATTCAGCTATAGTTTGATTAGAAGTATCA